TGCGCAGCGCCTCCGCGATTCTGAGGATCGCCTTGATATCGTCCAGGACGGACCGCCGGCCTTCCTTGAACGCGGTCACGTCCGGATACCCCGGCGTGAGCGAGATTCCGCCGTACGACACCTCAAGATCCGCCAGGACCCGCCGGCCCGGATCGGAGTCAAACGTCAGCTTGTACGCCAGCAGCTTGTCCTTGTCGGATCCCTGGGTGAGTTTCTCCCGCTCCGACGCGATCGCTTTAAGCAGCCGCTCCTGGTTCGGTACTTTAATCACACCGCACCAGCTGCCGCCGCTGAGGCCTCAGCCTCCTGGCCGGCCTTGCCCGCCTGGGCTTTCGTGAGCATCTCCTCCGCCATCATGTTACGCTCCTCGCGCGCCGCAAGAGCCGCCTGCTGCTGCGCCCTGCCCGCGCGGATCTCCGCCACCTGGTCCTTGCCCCGCATGACTTTGCTGGGAACCGACGACACCGCGCCGCGCTCCCACGACGCCTCGTCCAGGTCGATCGGATCCAGCACCGCCGGATCCTCCGTACGCTCGAACAGCGAGAGGATGTAATCCACCTGGGAGTCGATCGCCAGGGCGTCGTCGGTACGCTGCGACATGGCGAGCGGGCCCTTGTAGACGATGTCGATCGCACCGTCCTCGCCGGAGCGCTGCAGGAGTTCATCGGGAGGAGGAGGCAACGCCCCGCCATGGAGCATCAGATTAAACGCCCGGGAGATCGTAGGATCGAGCAGTTCCGATTTCTTCCGCCCCAGGGACGACGCCAGCACCCGCTGCATGAGCCGCAGCCGGATGAGCGCCTCCCGAGCCGTCATCTCCTTGTCGGGCAGCTGCAGCAGGGAAGCGTAGAAGCTCTCCCGGATCGCCTCCCGGTACTTCTCCTCCTCGATCTCCGCGACGTCGAACCGCGCGCCGTTCATGATCGGCTGGATCGGAGGGTCCATCCCCAACTTCTTCCCGTCGACTTCGTGCACCGCCCCGGGGAGCCAGCGAAGCGACCCCACCAGCCCGGAATCCTTCATCAACGGAGGGAAGATCGCCAGCGCCAGGGACATCAGCTTGTACCGGATGGTCTCGTTCAGGGTCCGCACGTCCGGATACGCGGTGTCTCCCCTACCCCTCCCGTAGATCCGGTCACTGTTGCCCTTGCTCCACCGGGCGGTCGGCGCCGGGAACTCGCGGAACCCCTTCTCCTCGAGGAGCGTCTGCGTCTGGATCTCCAGGTAACACCCCGCGTACGGCATCTGCCAGGCAAAGGCCTCCGGCCCTCGCTCCGGGTTTTTGCGCGGGTAGATCGCCAGGAGGATGTCCACCGGCTCGTACGGCTTGTTCTGCGCGAGTTGCTTCACGTTCGCCGATGCCGTCCCGGGCCACAGGGAGTTGATGGAGTCCGCGGACATCTTGTAGGGCCGGTACAGGGTATCGATCACGCCGGTGGCGTTCTCCGCGCAGTAAGAATCCGCCAGGGGAATCGCCGTGAAGTGCAACCCTCCGAAACGCTGGCCGGGACGGGAGATCGCCCTCTCCTCGAGGAACATTGGAGCGTCGGTTCCGAATACGATCCCGTCCAGGTAGGACTCCGGCACTTCGGAATCCCAGTTGCTCTGCGAAAACGCCGACAGCAGCAGGTCTCCGCACGTCTCCAGCCAGTCGGCGATGCTCTTGATGTCCATCAGCCCAGAGTTGCGGGTCTGCAGCCCGAAGAACGGATACTCCGTCGACGACAGGGAGCTGTGGATGAACGACGCCAGCTTCTCGGCGGATTGCGTCGGCGTCTGATCGTACTGGGAATCGGTGAGCTTCTGTCCTTCGGTGAGCTTGCGGGTCATGCCCTGCTTGCGGGGCAGGATGAACTCCGCCAGGTTCTCCCAGTGCGCCTCGTACGGCAGCCGCAGGGTCTTCAGCGAAGCAAACCTCTTCAGGATGTCTTTCGGGTCGGAGGGCACGATCGTCACGCCCCCAGGGTGGAGCTCGATCCAACCGAGCTTTCCGGATCGGCGATCATCGACGCCAAGTATCCCTTTTTGCGGCGCAAGGCCAAGCGTTCGAGGCCGGCTTTCTCGGAGGCTTCGAATTCGGTCTGCCTGGCGGCGGCGTCCGCGTCGGCCGCCGCCTGGTCGGACAATTCCTTCTTGTTCCTCTTGGCGGCCGGCGTCTGGTAGCCCACGCCGCTCAAGACGCTGCCGACGGGCGTACCGCCGCCGCTCCGCGAAAACGCCTCATTGATCAACCCGTATCCCGTGTAGGGGGTGTATCCGGCGATCTTTACGATGTTCCTCAGCCATCCCATCGTCACGCCCTCCCTTTCAATTACTGCGGCCGAACCCGCGATGGGGAATCGCACCCGAGGTCACCACCGTCTGTCCGCTTTCCTTGCCCGACTGGCGAGGATCGAAACCCGTCTCCGCGAAGAGCTGCTTCGGGTCTGTTTTCTTCGCCACGGTGAAAGCGAACGAACACGCCAGGGCGTCCGCCATATCGGGGGATTCTCCGATCAGATCCCGTACGAAGTCCTTGTCCTCCAACTGCAGCAGTCCGCGCCGGTTGTGGTAGTAATGCTGCGCCAGCAACTCCCGCTCGAGCTGCGGCATGTTCGGAAGAACGCCTCCGCTTTTGACCCACTCGGCCATGTCCCACCAGATTTCCGCGCGCTTGTTGGCGAACCTTGGGTTGAACGCCGCACCCCCAAAATCCACCGGCGTCGGTAGATATCGCATCTGCGTTAGCCGGTCGTAGACGCCCCAGCCCCAGCCGCCGGTACAATCCACCAGGCAACCGTCCGCTTCCCACTTGTCCCACGCCCTGGCGACCTGGTCGGCCAGCAGCATCATGTCCTGGATCCGCATCTCCTTCGGCCGGAACGCCACCAAACCCTGCCGCGGGAAGATCACGGACCGATCCGCCCCTTGACGGGCGACGTCCACGCCGAGGACCTTCGGCGCGTGGAAGTAGGCGTCGATCTTCAGCACCCGTTCCATGGCCGCCCGGATCTGCAACTCGCCCAGCAGGGCGTTGGCGTCCGCCTTGGGGAACTCTCCCTTGACTCGTACCCGAACGAAGTCGTGATCGTCGCCGTAGTCGTCCACCCAGGACTGCAGCTGGGTCTTGTTCGAGATCCTAACCGTCCTGGAATCGACGTGCCGCGTCGTCCAGCGGTGCGAGAGCCGCCCGAAACAGTCCTTGAACCGCCCGGCGTTTCGGGTCGGGTTGCCGAACGCCAGCCAGAGGATCTCGGTGTCCTTGTCGGTCAGGGCCCCTTCGGAGGTCTCCCAGATCTTGTCGGCGATCGCGGAGGCCTCGTCGAAGAGAAGGATGATGCGCTTGCCCTGGTTGTGCAGCCCGGCGAAGGCCTCCGCGCGGTGCTCGGACCACGGCACCATGTCGATCCGCCAGTTCTTCTCGTGCGCCGGGTCCCGGGAGAAAAGAGAGGTGGCCTCGAGCTTGAACCAGTGGCCGCAGATACACATGCGGTGCCATTTCGAAAGCTCCGGCCAGGTCTTGGTGCGAAGCTGCACTTCCGTATTGGCCGTGATGACGATCCGGGTGTCCTCGAACGTCGAGACGCCCCACTCGGAGATCATGGCCATCAGTGCGGATTTGCCGATGCCGTGTCCGGAAGCCACCGCCTCGAGGATGGCGGTGTTGACCGCATCCTGCGCTTTCGCGCCGGCACGCAGTTTTCGGCCAATCGAATCCAGAACCTCGATCTGCCAATCCTCGGGAGACGTGAACTTCTCGAGCTCCGAGCCCTCCTCCCCCCAGGGGAAGGCGTACATCACAAATCCAAGAGGGTCGTGCACGAACGACGCGATCGTCTCGATCAGCTCGGCCTCGGGATCCCCAACGGGCTCCGCGTTCATGCGAACAGCTCCGCGTCCCGCCGGCGGGAAGGCGAAGCGAAAGCGCGCGCGCGGCTCGTACCCACAGGACAGCAGTCACACGGCCGGATGGTACGCTCCCTTCCGGCCGCGGGGAAGATCCGCTTCCGGAGGCACGCCAACTCGTGCGACAACATCCGACACTTCCTCCAAGCCAGCCCTGCGGGAATCCAAACGGCCATCAGTGCTCCTTGCCTTGAAAATGCGAAAGCCCCGGGGGATCGCTCCCGCGGGGCCTGTTGCAACAAAAAAGGGCAAGGTCCGAAGACACCTTGCCCGACTGCGACGATTTATAGCAACTCGTGAAGAGGAATGCAACATTTTTCTTCAAGCCATCCAACATTTCGTAGATTGCACTCGAGAATGTTCAACGCATCGTCCACTTTTCTCTGCTGCCAGGGCAATAGATTCACGGGATCTTTCTGTGGCAACGCCGACAGCAATATAGGATCGATGGACTCCAATCCGACCGTGAAGGCAGCTCGTTCCAACCATCGCTTGATATCCAACGCCGTACCAAACCCGCCCGATACGTTCCCGTCCGACATTCCGCCGCCGGTGTGGTCCGGGTCCAAGGGGTTTGAACAGACGAGGCAATCAAACTGCATCCACCAAGCCCACATGATGGCGGATCGAGCGGAGGAGAATTTCATCTCTAATAATCCCCCGAGGCCCCCAACACTTTTTCCCGCAGCCTTTCCGTGCGCGTCTCGAGCACCCGTCGCGCCTGGTCGAGCTCCTCGCGTAGGCGAGTGATCTCCCGCGTCAGTCCCAACAGCATCCGGTTTTTCTTCTGGCCCGTCAGGACGGCGACCGTGCGCTTGTGTCGTTCCTCCGCCTCCGCCAGGCGCCGGCGGAACACCAGCGTCACCGCGTGGGAGTGCTCTACGTGCCCGAGATCTGGACCTCCGGAATATCCACATACCTTGCAGCCTTCGCTCATATTCTCACCTTATTTTTGAACTTTGCGGGCAGCGTGATCCCCTTCAGGTCGCAGCCGCGGAGGTAGAGGGACCCGCCGATCGTCGTCGGCAGCGTGATCCCCTTCAGGTCGCAGCCGCTCAGGTCGAGGTACCCGCCGATCGTCGTCGGCAGCGTGATCCCCTTCAGGTCGCAGCCGCTCA